ATACAATGACTTCCCAAATCATAATAAATCAAAACGAAAGAGGTAATAGATCCGTGGGTTCAAATCCCACCCCGTCCGAATGTTATAGCCACAACGACTTGCGCCGTGAAGAAATTACGGCAGTAACAAATCAGGACTGGAATCCTTCCGGCCAACAACCAGCAGAAATAATTTGGCGGAAGCCAGCGCGGGACGCATCTGGCCACGTTTGGCACCCCGTTGCCGCCATTAACCGCGCCTGGGCCCGACAGGCCGTGGATCTGGGGTGGGTCAAATGAGCTGGGATCTTATTAAGGCTCTATGGGAGCTGATCCAGACGCTTTCCATTTATGCCGTTTTGGCTGGATGCGGTGTGACCGGGATCGCGATGGCCGTGGCGATTGTCTGCTGGGTCATTGATTTTATCCGCAAGGAGCTGGGGCGATGAGCGTCCGTGACCTTGAGCAAGAGGGCGTGCTGCCGGCACCGGCCAAGAGCTACGGATCCGCCGAGTTTTCTATCCTGACCTCAATCGTGGACATGCAGGGCCGGATCAAGCGGCTGGAGGAAGTGGTGGCCAGCTTGTGCGCCAAGCAGATGCCTATGACAGAGGCAAAGGGGTTTTACATAAAAGAGGAATTTCGGACGTCATGAGCCCCGTCGTTGTAAGTGAGGCTCAGGCTTACGCTGGGAGCAGTGGGTCTATAATCCCGAACCTAACCTGGGCATGGCGTCCGAATAATTTTGGAGGGTTGCTGTGAGCCGCCTGGCGCATCAATTCGAGCGCCTGTGGGCGATCCATAAGGGGCCGGCGCTGACCAAGGAAGTCACGTTCTATCCCGGCCGCCGGTTCAGGTTTGATTACGCTCACATGACGGCCAAGGCAGCCATCGAGCTGGACGGCGGAGTGTTTATTCGGGGCCGGCACAGCGGAGGCATGGGACAGGTGAAGGATGCGGAGAAAGGCCGGCTGGCAATTATGGAAGGCTGGAACGTGATCCACTTCACGACCAAATGCCTGACCAGCGAGAACGTGCTGATGGTGGTGAACTGGCTCAAGGCGCTGATCACCCGGAAGGCCAAATGAGCGACTGCACCAAATTCCGCCTGATTGAAAACATTGAGGTGATGGCGTGCCGCAATTCCGCTGAGCGGGTGGTCAATGCCGTGGCGAAGGGGCAGTGGGATACCGCCAAAGATTTGGCCAGAAAACACAAAATCGCATGGCACCTGGCGGATCAGGAATTTGTCGATCTTAACCCAGCACACACAAGCAACGACTTCGTCGATGACGAATAACCAAAAGGAGAAAAACAAAATGGCACTAATAGCAAGCAGAGGAAACAGCGGAACCTACACACCGGCACCGGAAGGCACTTTCGATGCGGTGTGCTGTGACGTGGTGGATCTGGGGATTCAGGACACCCAATATGGCAAAAAACACCAGATCCGGTTGGTCTGGCAACTCAGCGAAAAGATGGAGGACGGCCGCCCGTTCACCATTGGGCGGCGTTACGGGCTGTCGCTGAATGAAAAGAGCTCGCTCTTTAAAGACGTGAAGAGCTGGTTCGGCAAGGCGCCACCGCAGGAGTTGGACGTGGAAAAGCTGATCGGGGCCAACTGCCAGATCGTTGTTCAGCACAACGAGCGGGACGGATCCACCTACGCCAACGTGATTGCCGTGCTCAAGGCCGGCAAGGCCAAGCTGACGGTGACCAAGGATTACACGCGGGCCAAGGACAGGGCTCCGAAAGAGCAGCCTGTCGCAGTCAACTACAGCCCGGAAGGAAGCAACGTCCCCTTCTAATTTGCTAGGAGGAAAAACAAAACCAAGCGGGGCCGTCGCCGGTATTCCCCCGGATCCGGCGGCGGCCAGCGCAAGAAAGGAAAATATGGAAACATTAGAAATCATCGTTCGTATTGGATTCCCCATGCTGGTGGCCTACGCGGCCGTCTCGACGTGGAAGATTCTGATCAACTGGAACGCCTGATATGGCCAACAAAAACACCATGCGGAACCGCACCTGGCGTGATGGCTACGGCCAGAAACGTGGGGCGCCTGTGGTAACAAAACGACAACCCAAAGAAGAGAAGCGAAAGACCAAATAATATGCCACAGCTAATCGCAACAGCTCAGTCCGAAAATTCCCACTACTACACCAGCACGGGTGAGCCGGTGCACGGCAACCTGCGGGACGCGCGGAAGGTGGGAGCGTTTCCCAGCGTTACCAACGCCCTTGGTATTTTGGCCAAGCCGGGGCTGGATAACTGGAAGCAAGAGACCGCGATACTGCAATCCTTGACGCTGCCAAGAGTCAATGGCGAGGCGGATCCGGACTTTGCCAAGCGGGTGGTGCTTGCCAGCAAAGGAGAGCTGGAGGCAGCAGCAGATCGTGGCACGTACGTCCATACCCTGGCAGAGATCATTGGCGTGGATGGGCCTAAGCCAGCCGACTTGCGAGCAGGGTTTGATCCGCATTGGGACAATCTGACGGCTTGGTTCAAGAAGGTGCACAAGACGCACGCAGCGGAGCAGGTGCTGGTGAATGAGGATGTGGGCTATGCCGGCCGGGTGGATTTGATTGCGGAGATTGTAGCTAAAGACGGGCCACGCGTTGAGGTGATTGATTTCAAGACTAGGAAATTTAAGAAAGGCAAAACTGGCGACGACAAGGCCGACAGCTACAGCACCGATCTCTACCAGCTTTCCGCTTACTGCTTTGCCCATTTCGAGGAGCCGACCTGGTGCCGGAACGTGTACATCGATCCGGCCACCGGAGCCATTAGCGAAAAGGAGTGGAGTCCGGAGGAGGTGGAGGCGGCGTTTGAGGTGTTCCAAGCCATCTGTGTGATTTGGCGGGCAGAGAAAAAATACGATCCGAGGGCGGTGCAGAATGATTAAATTTATTGAACGGTGCTGCGATAAGGCGATGCCCTTTGTGTATGCAGGGCTGGTCTTGCTTCATGCGGCCAAGGGAAACATAGGCTGGTTTACTGGGGCGTTTTTAATTTGCTACACATTTATTTTGCGGAGGCCGCAATGATTGAGATCCTGCCCGAACAATCCACGCACGAGCAGCTACTGGATCGCGTTCGTTCGTTGGCCAGGCAACTGGCGGAAGCTCGAGCAGCTTTGGCCGCAAGCGAAGCCCGCGAGAATGACCTGATCGATCGCATGAGGGAGGGGCTGTGAGATCGTTGTGTTATATCGCCGCGATCCTCGGCATCACGTCCGGCAAGGCCGCCAACGTCATGATCGACATGCGGCCGCAGAAAGAAGCCAAGCGCATGAAGGTGCGGATCACCGGCTATTGGCCCGGCGAGGATGAGTGGAGCACCCGCTATCAATCGAGCACCGGCACTAGGTTGCGTGCCGGCCGCCATTGTGCGGTGGATCCCGACATCATTCCGCTGTGGAGCAAGATCCGCGTGATGGGTGGAAAGCGGGAGTGGGTGGCCGTGGATACCGGCACGGCCGTGAAGAGCAAGAAGGCCAGCAAGGGCCGGATGCCGGTGGTGGACGTGTTTGCCGCCAGTGAGGCGCAGTTCAATGCCATGCGGTTGCCGAAGGTGGCGACGGTGGAGGTGAGCAGATGAGAACAGCCAAGGCCACGATTATGGGCCGGCGCAAGCGGGCGTTGAGGAACGGCGATACTAGGCCAACGTTGCGGCGCCTAGGCGTCATTGCAACCAAGCTGAGGCATGACATGTGCCTACCTAGCCACGCCAAGCTGGGCGCTGAGCTTGAGTGTTCTTACAAAACCGTCAGCCGGGACATGGATTTGCTGCGGGATTTCTTTGGATACCCGCTGGAATACGACCGCAGCAATTACGTGTGGAAGATTACGGGGCCGCTGCCGGAGGCGGTGTTGTGAAGTTGAAGATCATAGGCCGCCGACTCTTTACAGATGCGGGGTATCCAATGGGCGAACGCTTTTACATGCACGCCGGCTGGCCCAAGTGCGGTTGGGGGCCGTTTGCCACAGATGAGGAAGCGGAGGCCGCAAAGGTGGAATGGGAAAAATACTTAAACAAACAAGAAACTAGGATAAAAAAATGAGCCTATTGTCTGAATGTATTATTCAATTAGAAAAAGTGAAGCGCTATCCTAGGCATAGCTTAAATTGCGTCATACATATTGATTCGCAGATTTGCACCTGTGGCCAGGAAGAAATCGAAGAAGAGCTGGCCCGTGAGGAAATCGAAGAAGAGCTGGCGCGTGAGGAAGCCGAAACAGAAACACGTGAAGATGATTCAGACGACACGTTAGATCCTGAGCTTGCAGCGGATTACTGGGAAGCAATGGGAAAGGATAATTAAATGACCATCTCCCAACTCATCGCCTTCTTCGATGCCCGCATCATCGGCACCTGGTCGATAGAGGAGTGGGCGGAGGTTGTCGCAAAAATCAGAGCAAACCGTGGGCGGTTTGGGATTGGGCAGTGGTGAGCAAACAAACAAAATAAAAGGAATAAAATGTTACAACAAATAGCAATTAAAGATTCGGTAATTGAGCGACTAAGCAAGGCAAGCGAGATGCTTGTTGAGGCTAAGTCTATGCAGGAAGTGAAAAAGATTATGGACGTGGCGGGAGCCGCCAGAATTTATGCAAGGCGGCAACAGTTAGGACAGGACGCCGTTCAGCATGCACGCAGCATTGAGCTGGAAGCAATGAGGAGGCTTGGCGAACTGCTTGCAGAAACGCCAAAAAACAAGGGGATAAATGGAACGAAACTCATCGGTTCCAAACAGGAACCGGTGAGAGATATGACTCCAACCCTTTCTGACCTTGGGGTTGATAAGAAAATTTCAAGCCTATCCCAGCAGCTTTTTAGAATGCCGAAAAAGGAATTTCAGCAAGTAAAAGATGGCGTTGTCGGAATGGCTGAGGCGCTAAGGCAGGTAAAAGTTGCAAAATACAAAGAAAAGATAAAGTCCATTGCAAAAATAAACTCTAAGGAAACTGGCCCATTTGACCTTGTTTTGGCTGATCCACCATGGAGGTACGATCACCAAGAAGCTGATAACAGAAAGATTGAGAATCATTATTTAACGGCAACTATTGAAGAAATTGAATCCCATTGCCCAAACACATCCCCTGACTCAATTCTTTTTCTTTGGGCCACTTCTCCAAAACTTAAAGATGCAATACAAGTAATGGAGGCGTGGGGGTTTGAATATAAAACTCACGCAATCTGGGATAAGCAAATTATTGGAATGGGCTATTGGTTTAGAGGCCAACACGAATTATTGCTAGTCGGAACTAAAGGAAGCCCAGGAGCAACGCCTCAAGAATTTAGGGTTTCAAGTGTATTTAGAGAAAAAAGGTCAAAACACAGTGCTAAACCATTATGTGTTTATGAGTGGATTGAAAAAGCATTTGCCCATAAATCAAAATTAGAAATGTATTGCCGGTCACCGCGCAAGAATTGGGCGGCATGGGGTAATGAAGTATGAGCACTCATAATTTTAACGATAGTCTAAAATTCGCAAATTCTTACAATAATTACGCTGACAGGTTATACAGAAAAGTCTTTGGTGGAGCATGCGAAGTAATTAGAGATAAAAAAACACAACTACTTGGAGCAGATGTAAAAGTTAAAACTGCAAACAGGGACTACTTTATAGAAGAAAAAATACGAAGATTCTATTATGATGATTTCTTTTTAGAGTATTGGAGTTCATTAGAAAAGCTAAAGCCTGGGTGGATAGCAAAGGAGCAAATTTGCGATTACATATCATATATTTGCATTCAAAATGAGACAGTGGAATTGCTGCCTTTCCCTTTGCTGAAGAATGCCTGGGAACGCAAGGGCGATGTCTGGAAATCAACATATCCGATTAAAAACATATTAAATGTTGGGGATTGCTCCCAATACACAACTGTTGGCGTGTGCGTTCCAAGAAAAATTGTAAGGCAAGAAATTAGCAGAATATATCAAAAGGCAAAAATCTAAATGTCCGTAAAACGCATCCGCTGCACTGACGACGTCCAGAAGCGTGGCATTGCCAGGCTGCGGGATGCCATGAAAGACCCCAACATGGCCATCGGCCTGCACTGGAAACTGCAAAAGGCACTCGAATGCTTTGAGCTGGGGCAAGTTGTAATTAAGGAATTGCTTAAGCGGGCCGAGGCATATCAGAAACGCGACATGGAGGCCAAGAAATGATTCCCGTCCTACCACCCGCCGTCGAGGCCATCTATCACAACGGAGCGCCGGAAGGGGAGCGAAACACGCAGTTGTTTAAGCTGTGCTGCCAGATGCGCGATCAAGGATTGTCGCAATTTGATGCCGAGACGGAGGCCGAGGCGTGGGGCATGAAGGTGGGGATTACGCAGCGGGAAGCGGTGGCGGCCGTCAAGAGCGCTTACAGCAAGCCGGCCCGGGAGCCGTGGAGGCCGAAGTCAGCTTACAAGATGCAGGGGCTGACCATCGTTAAGGAGACGCATATCCCGACGATGCCGATCAGCGTTGAGAGCGGGCCGGTGGAGAAATTCCTAACGACAGCCTTTGAAGTAGGCGATTACATCAACATCTGCCGGTCAATTAGCGACGGCGACCGCGAGCGCCCGGATGGGGCTGGTGAAAACCGGACACGTGAGGAATGGCTGGAGATGTTTAAGGGGGATGGGTTGAAGGAATGGCAGGGGGATGCAGTGGGCGTATATGTGTCGATAAACCCCAACAACCGCAAGGGGCGGAAGGCGGAAAACATTGTAAAATTCAAACATGCCCTGATTGAGTTTGATGAAAGCACCATCGCTGAGCAGTGGGCGATCATTAAGCGCTCCGGCCTGCCCACCAAGGCCATTATCAAGAGCGGTGCTCGAAGTCTGCACGCTTGGGTGACTGTGGATGCGTCCGGGGAGCAGGAGTTTAAAGATCGGGTTGAGTTTATTTATAAGCACCTAGAGCATTCCAAGCCGGATCCGGCCAACAAGGATGCAGGGCGTTTGTCCAGGTTGCCCGGAGCGATGCGCACGGCCACGGGGCAACAGCAGGAGCTGGTGGAGTGCGGCACTCCGGCGATCAGCTTTTTGGCGTGGCAGGAGCGCATTATCTATGGGGATATCCCAGAGCCTTACACTTGGGAGCAGTTGACCAATTTTAAGGAGGATGCCGATCCAACTCAGTTGCTGGGCAGGCGTTGGCTGTGCAGGGGCGGATCGGCACTTTGGGTGGGATCCAGCGGGTTGGGTAAGAGCGTGCTTTGCCTACAGGCTGCGATTACCTGGGCGGCCGGGCGTGAGTTGTTTGGCATCAGTTCGCATGGCAAGGGGCTGAAATCGCTTATTGTGCAGGCCGAGAATGACGAAGGGGACGTGGCAGAGGCATTGCAGGGGATTCTTAAGGCGATGGATTTAACGCCAGAAGAGCTTGAGTTGGTAAAAAAGAATCTGATTATCACCCGCGATTGCACGTCCACAGGAGAGAAGTTTGTGGATCGTATGCGCCGGCTCGCCGACAAATATAAGCCGGATCTGGCATGGGTGGATCCGCTGCTGGCTTTTATAGGTGGCGACCTAAGCAATCAGGAGACTGCAAGTGTGTTTTTACGCAACATGCTCAATCCGTTGGCCTTGGCAGCAGGATTTTGTTGGATGCTGATCCACCACACGCCAAAGCCGTCACGTGAGGGCAGTGGGTATCAGGGGCACGACAAGGCGTATAGCGGGTTTGGATCCAGTGAGCTTACAAATTGGGCAAGAACGGTCATAAACCTATCGCCTTGCGGTCAGGATGAGTCTGGTGCGTACGTTTATAAGCTGGAGGTAACCAAGCGCGGAAAGCGGTCAGGATTGCGTCCTAGCCATTCTGCGAAGGATTTAATCGCTTCCAATGTTCACCCGGCCGTCCACCTAAAGCATGCCGACAAGGGTATGGCATGGATTGAGGTTGGGGCGCCAGAAAAGACGGTGGGGCGCAAGGCATCCGCAATCGATTGGGGCAAGTTACCCGAAAGGGCTAAATACAGCAAAGTTGTGGAGTTTGTAATGGAAGCAACCGGGCTACAGGAACGGCAGGCCAAAACACGGATTAGGCAGGCAAAAGAGGACGGTTTTATCGAAGAATCCAGCGATGGTTTATTCAGCAAAAAGGTGACAAATGAGCCTTTCTAGGGTTGGTGCAATAACCCTTATTGCACCGGTGCAATATTGGGGAGCATGTAGGTGCAGTAATAATGGGCCTTTAGGCCCAATTATTGCACTAATGCACTGCCCTATTTCATTACTGCACCAACCATTGCACAAAGCGGGTTTAATTTAATATGATAGATCAGCAAGCGTTAGAACGGATCCCATGCGGTTCACCCCACATATCCACCCGGATCGATGGGATAGCGGATCTAGTCCATGAGGCGTTCTGTGAGCTTGGTCTAACTGTTACAACGTCATCAGTGGCTTTGACCACCCAAGTGTTCCATTACCTGATAACCAAAGCCCCAGATCATCCGGCAGTTCAGAACGTGGCCGACACGCTGGAGCAGTCTGTGCTGGCGGTCGTGCTTAACAGATCGACCAAGTCGATGACCCAGCTTGCCAAGGAACACAAGATCACAAAGCAGGCGTTCAGCAAGCGGGTGCTCAGTTTAACTGATCGCCTTGGCTTGCCAGTAAGAGCGCAGAAAAGTCAGAAGGCTCGCGAGTCATACGATCTCAGGGCAAGGAAGCATCACGAGAAGCGGCGGCGTGAAATTCCTAAATACGACATGACCGCACTATTGAAAGGACTAAAATGCAAGAACTCAAAGAAGTAATCAAAAAACTCAATAAGAGGCGTATTGAAGTAAAAGAGCAGATTGGTGAGGTCATAGCCTTGGCAACAGAAGCTGGTTCCATCATATCTAGCGCAAGAGCCAAAAGGCAGAACATACCAGAACTGTTAGATGGGGCTGGCCTAACTGATGAGCAAGGCAAGGCTTTAGAGCGTGTGGCAGCACATCAGAAGCAGTTGCAAGCCGGTGACCACACGCCCTTGCGTCAGATTATGCTGTGGACAGAGATCCTGCCGAATCCAATCGCGACATCTGTACCAAGCGAACCCAAATCATTCTTCTTTCAGATCATTAAGGCTAGTCAGTGGTTTCTGAATCGATCTAAGCCTGAAGCCTGGACATCCGACATGCGTACAGAATTCATACGCTACGCAGAGCCGATTGCAAAGAAGTACACTGAGCTGACGGGCAAATTCTCTTGAGTAGAAATTTTCATCCGACACAAGGAGTCTCCTTGAGTAGAAACATCGCGGTGGAAACGACT